TAATATGCTTGTTTCTATCTCAATAGTATTAGCTACTGGCTCTAAAATTTCCAGTATAAAATCACTCATTTAGCACACTAGTTCGTTTAAAGATTGACTAAATCGTTTAACAAAAGATATTGTTCCAAATAATGGTCTTATAGTATATTTTCCTCCACTAGTATATAAATCATCTGGGCTTTGTAATTCTAAATCATATTTAGCCATACTAAAAGTATAAGTATTAGTGACTGATGCGGGAATCATAAGAGTTAATTTGCCATTAACTCCATCTATAGTAAATTTATATAAACTATAATCGGTATTTTTAGAGCTAAAAGTTTGAAAAGCATTAGTATTGGTTTTCCAGACTAATCGGGCACACCAATTAGTTAAATTTATAGGATTTCCATTAGAATCTTTATAAACTAGACTAATTTTAAATGATGTACCTTGCTCTATAGCAAAATCATATTTACTTGCTGCCATAGTATTCACCTATTAGTGTTATTAAGATAAATAGTTATACACCCAATAAAAAAGGCTGGCACTAGGCCAGCCCTTTTCATTGTGATTGCGCTGTAGATGACTATCGGATCATAGTGAACCAATTAGAACTCTACGGTTATCTAGAACGGCAAAACCTAGTTCTGCCCAACCGTAGAAACCAGCTCTCTTCTGACGATGTAGTGTCTCGTCTTCGAAGATCTGAACTTCTTGGCGAATTGGCATTATGAAACTGTCTCTCTTGCGAAGATCAAGACCAACTACGATCTCAGTCTTGCCTGCTGGCATTGAGGCGCCTAGGCCACCAGAAGCAGAACTGTAGAATAGTTGGTACTGTTGACCAACACCTAGTTCGTCTAGGTCGTGTAGATTAACACCGAATACTCTATTGATGGCTCCGTCGTTAGCTGTATAGATCTCTCTACGAGTTACTTCGTCGATTTGATCAACACCCCAATTACGAATGTCTTCCATAGCTTCTGGACTAACATAAAGATCTGTTAAAAGACCTCTGTTAGCTGAAGTACTATTACCACCACCGTTACGACGCATAACAGTTTTCATTAAACTGACTAAGCGCTTTGTGAACTGACTAGCGTTGGCATCACTATCGTATACAACGATATTACGATCAACACCAGCAGCAAGTAGTGTGTGCCAACCATCATCATTCATCTTCTTAACGAAGGAAGCTTCGAGAACTTCCATAGCACGACCAACAACGTCCCAACGGGCGTCACGAGCATACTTTAGAAGATAATCGATACTAGCACCAACGTCATAGGTTGGGACCATGACGTAATCGCCTTCAACATGGCGCTCTGGAATGTAGCCATGATTTGGGATTGTATAGGCAACGAAGTCTTTTTCTGTGCCTGGAGCTAAGAAATCGAGTGGGAATTCTGGAGTAGCACTTTGAGCTAATTGAATTGGCTCGAAGATACCATCAAGAACATCGCCACTAAGAATACCCTTACGAAGAGGAAGCTCAAGAGCTTTTGCAAACTCTGCATTAGCAGCAAGAGCAGTCTCTCTATTAGCCGAACCAGAACGCATTAGAAGGTCTGTTAATTCTGGTGTTGGCTGAAATCTTTCGGTTTTAGCTGACATGTGTTTTTCTCCCTTTATTTAAAAAATGAATTATAGGTTAACTGATACTTTGGCATAACCGTCGGCGTCTTTGGCACTGAGGAACTGGCCAATCTTAACGGCGTTAGTTGAGCTTGTTCCAATTAGGCCGCTGACACCAACATAAGCATCAGCACCAGCAGATGGTGTTGTGCCTGCAACTAGTTGATTTGTGGTTACTTGACCTACTCTAAGTAGGGTCACCTTGCCACCAACTTGTGTTTCGTCTTTGTGCCAATTGATGTGTTGTCTTGTTAGATCAAGATTAACAACATCATTTAATAGAACACCTACTGGCTTGGCGCCAGAAGCTACAGCAGCATAAGCTACTACGGCATTGCCATCATCCATTGAGACGCCGACGCCGCTTGTGGCTGTTACAACACTAGCAACACCGCCTCTTTCGGCTGTTGTGCTCATGAAGAATGAAACGTCAGTTAAAAGTTCGATACGATCTGGTTTTAGAGCCATTGTAATTTCTCCGTATTAGTTGGTTATTACTTGTTAGTTTTCTTGCCTAGTTTACTTGATACAAATTCGACCAATGCTGCTCTAGTTGACTCTAGTGCAGATTCTACATCGCTACTGCCAACACCTAGATTAACGTTTGCTTCAACCTCGGCTGTTTCTAGTACCGATGGGTCTGCTTCAATTGAAGTTTCTTCTGATGCTCTTTTGCGCATCATCATGGCTTCTTCTTCTTTGTCTTTCTTTTTGAATTTTTCTAACCAAGGTGGCAATTTGCCAGCAAAAAGAGAAGTCATAGCTTCAAAAGCTTCGTCATCCAAACTTTCGAATTTGTCAACTGTTGCTTCAGCTGATTCGTTATCAATACCAGCCTCAATTAAAGTAGCCATTCTCTTCATCTTCTTTTCTTTCTTCATCATGGCTTCTTCTTTAGCAACATATTCTGCGATAGTGGTAAGAGCAGCCTGTAATTCACTCTTAGCCTTTTTCATATCTTCTTCTTTTTTCATTTGCTCTTCGTTCTTTTTGGCTGCTTCTGATTTGATTTGATCAATTTCAGCTAGTAGTGCCTCGTTAGCAACAGTTAGCTCTTCGATTTTTGATGTTAATTCTGCGGCATTAACTTCAGCAACTGGAGCAACTTCAGTTTGCTCTGTTACTGTTTCTGCCACTACTTCTGCTACTGTTGGAACTTCTTTGGTTTCCATCTCTGTCTCTGTATTAGCTGAACTCATAATTAAAGTCTCCGATTGTATATTGGATTGAAAATTTAATACACCTGAATTGACAATTTCTTCATTTTTTTCTTCAATATTATCATTACTAGCAACTGCATTTACTGGAACTATTATGTTTTTAGAAAAAATAACGCTATCTTCGTTGGCCGGTCTGTTCACAAAACCCTTACCGGTAAAGGTGATATTTCTTAAAACTCTACCAATTTTATAGTTCTCGTGTTCTCCGACTCCTATGATCTTAAAAATTTTGTTAAATATGCAGTATCTTCATTTCGTCCAAGAACATGATATTGACCAGTGCCATTATCTAATAAGCCATAATCAAACCCCTTAAAGAAGCACTCCATACTAACATATTTAGTTCCGTCTTCTATTTCTGATATTAATTTCATGGATCTTTCGCGTAAATTTTCGTCGCTAAAACCCTTGTATATAACTGATCCTGTTAAAATGTGATATTTTTCAGGAAGATTCTCTATTGGGGTATTTTCGTCAATTAAAATTCCATCTTCTGTTATGGGCCAATTAGAAACAATATGACCGATAATAGAGTGCTCATCATGCTCAAGATTAGTAGGTTTATGTTCTGGGGTATTTTTAGCATTCCATACTTCTACCTTGTCAAAAATGTCATCATTTTTATTCCAAGATGACGAAACTAAAATAGATTGAACATAATATAGGTCTTCATCATCAAATGACGCTATGCTTTTAAAGTATTTTGAATCTTTTTTGGAGCCACCATATGGCTCAACAACACAAGCATATGATATAGAAGCAGAGGCTTTAAGAGACTCTTCTAATCCATCAAGTTTTTCTTGCTCATATATTTTCATATTATTTAACCTTTTATTTTGGTTAGTTATCTATTTCGTTATACACCATAGAATAAAAAGAGGCTTTAGCTTGCTTAGTTTCATCAACAGAAAGTTCTCTGCCTAAATCTGACTGTAGAGCTTTTAGCCATAAATAATAGTTATTAAGATAAGGACTGGTTGTTGATGCTATAAGATTTATAGTATTATCTTCACTTAGCGCTGAAAATGGACTAATTGATAATAGCACATTTGTTTTTATGCTTTCTAGTTTTTCAGATTCTATATTACTTAAGCTTCTTAGATTTTTCTTATTAAAAAACTCTAACACTATAGGATTAATTATTTCACTAATTTTATCCTGTGCTCCTGATGCCCACATGGATAATTTGGCGCCAGTCTGAGGAGAAAACTTTTTAGTCTTTCTTTTTTCTGTATCTTTGGACAACTTCGGGCGACCTTCTCCGGACTGCTTAGGCAATGAAGAAGTTTTTGGAGAACCATTACCTCCAACTGGCACTCCTGGAGTTTTCATTTCTAATGCGGGTTTTTCCCCACCCTTTTTCTTGTCTAGTTCTAAACCAACCTGACTTGGGGCAACTACTCCTGTTTGTAATGCTATTTTCTTTAATGAATTCTCAAACTGAGGATCAAACCACGGACCAGATTTAGCAACCATTCTATTACTATCTCTTTCTCGACTCTCTCTATTAAGTCTTGTTTTCTCCATATCAGGATCAAATCCAAATTTAGTTTGTAATAACTCATCACTAATAAGATTACGATCAGCCAACTGAACCAATAAAGCTTTTTCACTATCTTCGTTGCTTAAATCCATTTTATCAAATTCTAATTTAGCAGGGTACTTGAAACCCATTGCTTTCTGAACAAGAGCAATTTCTTCTTCCCAAAATTCTATTAATCTGTCTCGACCATATTGAAGTCTTTGAGTAAGGGTCTTTAAGCTAATGAAATTATTTGTTGTTCCTGCTGCACCAAATGTTCCTGTTAATGTAGGAGGAATACCTAATCCTGCATATATTGCATTAAGGTGGGGAATAT